TGTTAATACTTCTTTGTTCTTCATAGTTGACCTCCTGCGTTTTTTTGCGTGCGTCTCTGCACGGTGAATTGTTTGCGTTTTTTTATCCTCACGTCTCTGTGAGCTTGCGTTTTATCCTCTTCTCTGAGCTATATTGATAAACAGCGTTATGCTGAAATATCCCAAAATAAAAGCCGAGACAAGCACCCCCTAAAAGTGCTTTATCTCGGCTCTGGTCGGCTCTATATATTCAGTTGTCAAACTTCAAGGCATCTACAACCTATTGTTTCACTCGGCGGCGCACCCAGCGAATCATCGCATGGATACATCAGCTTGTACCCGCCAACCGTAAACGGTTCGTTGATTGGTACTGTCTGCCCGTCTGCGATAGCATGGGATCCCCTTACCTTTTCGTCCCTCATGCTTTCCCATGTATGCGTAAGCTGTCCGCTCTCTACTTTCTTTTTGTGTGTAAGGTAGTTATATATCCAGTTTGTTTCATTTGTGGCTATAAGGACCTCTCTATAATTTTCCCATTCACCGCCACTAAGTTCATCCCTTACATAGGTCGGTATAAGTTCTTCCTTAATTCCTGTTCCGAGCATGACGGCGTTGGTAAATTCTACATCGTCCGGCTCGTTTATGATATTGCGGTTTGTCTGAGTGATCTGTTCTGCGAACCTCATTGCTTTGGCATTAACTTCGGTGTCATACATTGAGGTCTTGTCCACCGATTCCATAAGTGCAATGTACATTGCTATCAGATCATCTATATAATCCCCATCAAGCTTCTCGTGGAGGTATCTTCCCGTCCTTAAATCGTTGTAAACACTCAAAAGCCAGTCATGGACTTTCTTTTTGAACCTTTTCGCAGTCGCTATCCGCTGTTTCTTTTCGGACGGCGTTAGGTTCATAGGATTGAAGTATTCAGCTATCGGATCATATACTTCGTATTCGCTTATCTCATTTTTCATATATCTTCACCTTTTCCGTAGGCGCAAGGTTTACTCACGCCTACGGTTACGTGCCTGTTTAGGCTGCTGCCAATGTTACGGTGATCTTGTTGTTCTTATCCAACGCCCACCCGGATACTTCTCTTGCAAGGATGTCCGATTCCACGGAAGCATACCCGCCGGATGTGAAAGTGATGAGAGTGCCGCTGGTATCCTTCAGTGTTACCTGTACGTTATCTGTGGAAAGCGCACTTAAAAATTCTGATAATGTCATGATCTTGTCCTCCTTTATGTGTAATTCAGTACGACCGTGATGTAGTTATATGTCATAGGACACATATTCTTAAGTATTTCGGGATATCGTATATATGCATCGTATGCACATGCGAAGTATTCTCGCTTGTCCGATATGCCTTGAAACAGCAGGATACAGTTGCATCGTTCTGCAAGCCATATCTGCTCGAAAACAGGTTGCTCGCACCACCAATAAATGTACTGCTTATAATTGCTTAAACAATGCCCAACCTCATGTGTCAGGGATGACTCATATCCCCTTTTTATCCTTACGTCTATACTTGATGCTATCATTGTCCCCGGTATCGGGTTCATGGTCGTGTAAGCATAGGTTTCGTATAAATCAGGGCTTTCCCAATCGAGCTTGTCTACCACCTGGATATTGGTATTCTTTAGTACCAAATCCAGTTGTACATTCGCCGGTTGATAAGACCAGTTATACAAAAGATCATAATTTATTTCCGCATTCACCGGAACGCTTATTAAAAGGATAAATGCTATCGTAAGGATAAAACTTATGGGGCGCTTCATTTGCTGTCATCCTCCGCCATTCTCATTTCTTCTTCCAATAAATTACGTAATTGGATGAGCTGCGTTAATAATTCCGAGATTATTGCACTTTGGTTTTGAATCTGCTCTTCCTGCTTAAGGCATAGTTCTTCAAGACTCATAAGGCTGGCCCGTGATCTCTTCAAACTCTTCCGGTGTTATCCAACCTTTTGCAACAACGGCATGAACCTTGTCGATATCCCAATAACCGTTATCGTAGTAACTCTTAACCTTGTTGTATTTATCGCTATGCATACTCCATACCTCCTTACAGTTTTACGTCGGTCATAGCCGCAATATAGTCGATGTTTGCCTGCAACTGATTCATTGCTACCTCTTCCTTGGAAAGCTGCCTGAGTACAAACCAGTATTCCTTATTGCTTATCTTGGTGATCTGTACAAGCTCGCAGTGCTCCATAACAGTCTGATTCTCGCCGTCGTCAACGGTTACGGTCCTCAGCTTGCCACTGAATGTTGCTTCTGTGACTTTGCTACTGGAAATGAAATTCGTTCCGTTCATCCTGATGTTGCCGAGTGCTGTTCCGTCCGAGAGTGTGATTGTGTAAATTCTTTCTTCCATCGAGGTTCCTCCTTAAATAGTTCGTAGTATAATCGCTTCATATTTTTAGTCTGTCTCTTTGACATGACCTTTGCGTATTTACCCATCCACGATTTATAAGATTGCTCTATGTTACGATATGAAGCCTCGCCTTTATCTGTCAGCTTCTTGTATTTCTTTAACTTCTTGCGCTCCCGCGTTACGGTTTCTGATTTCACCTTTTTGATAACCTTGCCTGTATCGGATAGTCGATATTTCATCTGAAGGTAGGTAAACCAATCTGATAGCCTGCATATGCGAGTTTTCTTTTTGTTTATATATAGCCCCTGCTCGTCTGCCTGTTTATATACACCTTCAAGCGTTTCCTTAAGATGATCCAGGTCGTTATCAATGATCCTTATATCATCCATGTATCTGCCCGCCATTTGATGCCCACGGACAATGGTTATGTAGTTGTCAATCGGTGTGGGATAATACACACCTATGCTCTGCGAAATCTGATCGCCAATATCAACGCTTTTCGCCATGAACCTCTTACCGGTTCTCAGGTCCTTCGGCACATTTTCGTAGTATTTTATTGAATCAAATTTCTCATCAAGACATCTGGCATATTCCTCGTCGGACATATAGGAAACATCAACTTGGAATGTATCTATGATGCTCGAAAACAACCATGCCGACTGTTCATCTATCCTTTTGCAAACAGCTTCTTTGACTAGATCATGCCGGATGTTGTCATAGAACTTTGAGAAATCTATAAAACATACCCAACCTTCGTTTGTCCGATACTTAAGCCAATAATTATGAAGGTCTCTCTCAAAGCGTTGCCTCGCAAAGTCGATGCCTTTGCCCTTCTGGCTTGCGCTGTTGTCATATATTATGTATCTGTCGAATGTAGGATTGAGGACGCTATCGCATAGTGCGTGTCGCATAACCCTGTCCCTCATCCGGCCGCCGTGTATCAATCGCGCTTTCCCGCGTTCATGAGTAATAAATACGTGACTCTCTGATGTCTTATATGTCCGGTCCTCAATTTCATCATGCAGTTTTACTATTTCCGATAGAAAATCTCTTTCAAATCTTTGTGGGTCCCTCTTCCATGAGCTGCTTTTCATCGAGGCTTTGAATGCGTCATATAACACGTTCAAATCTGACACACGATTCATATCCCTATGCTCCCTCTCGGGTTAAGACCCGGATAGGCTGTAATCGTAATCACAAGCCATAGGCCAAACCGGCATAGGACGGCTCCGCTCTCACGCTGTCATTTAGCCATCCTTGGCACGGATAACTCTTCCTTTCGTATAATATCTTGCCTATCAAGAGGACTTATCTGATATTCGTTTCGATATTCTCGAAATCGGGGCGAACACCATTCGAGTTCGATGCCCCGTTGTTGTTCGCATTGCCGTTGTTGTTCACATTCGCAAAGTTCGTCGCGTTCGCAACGTCACGGAGCCACCAGTTCGCACGTTCAAGAGTTACCCTTCGTTTTATTGATTATCGCTACGACACAATCCGATATATTGGATATGTCTTTCGTGATATCAACCCTCTTTTTGTCTCCCTTAGCCTTAAGGAATCTGTTATCAGCTCGCCTTACGCCTTTCATCATTTCCACAACATGATCTATTTTCTTGGCGAACCCGTAGTACCTGTTTATATCTACCGGAAGAACCCGAATCACGTAATTTATTTCTCGTTTCAATACATATGCTTTGGATATCGCTATATCTATGTATATCCTCCGCGCCAACCATTCAAAGAATTTCGCGGGTGTATCTGACGGAAATATCGAATTTCCCATTGTAAACGCCGCATCCATATCACCCACAAGACCTAATACCCTTTCGTATTCACTCGGTATGAAGAAATTCTTGAATGCTTCGCATTTTGCCTCGTACCGCTTTGTTATTTCTTCGACGTTATCTGCCTTGGCATGATCGTGTCTGTACTTCTCGATCCTTTTTAAGTATTTCTCCTGGCTGAAGCCGAATTGATTCATTGCAAATACAGTTATCTCATCCCTCAGCTTTGCGATATCATGATCCGTCTGAAATCCTGATAGCGTCCGTCTGCCCTCGGGTACACTGCTCATAATCCACTCCTTGATTCACATACCGCCCACAAGGGGCGGGGATTTAAGATGCAAAGATACCGAAAGCGGGGCGAACACCAAACGAGGCCGATGCCCCGCTGTAGTTCGCAAGGCCGAAGTTGTACACAAACGCAAAGGCCGTCGCGTTCGCAACGTCACGGAGCCACCAGTGCGCACGCTGATTGCTACTGTTGAAGGCTACGATCTTAGTGTTGTCGAGCCTAAACAGAGCGAGCTGTGTTTTGTCGATCGTATAGTTACCACC